AGTAGTAATTTTTCCCGAAAAGAAAGCTGAAAGGCACAAAGAAGACTACAACAAGCAAGCAAGGAGCAGTGGACGCACGACACAAAGAGCATGCAGAAAAGAGAGGGAGAGAGATAGAGAAAGAAGCAAGACTCACTTTGGCATGCATGCCATTCATGCACGCCTACTAAACACTACACACTTTAATATCTAACACATCAGTATATATGTTTTTTCTAGCCCCTAGGCCAAGTCGGTCTCTAGGTTGGTTTTTTTATTATTTATTTTTATTTTTATTTTTTATTTTTTATTTTGTTTCTTCTGTTTCTAGCCCCCAGGCCGGCTCGGTTCCCAGGTTGTTTTTTTTGTTTTTTCCTTTATCTATTTTTGTTGTTTTGGCCCAAATATCACCAGAACACAGGGACAGTCCCTGCCATCCCTCTCGATTTCATCCAGGTCCCAACGATGTCCACCCATTTCTCGCTGAGCTCTTGGCAGTCGCCAGAAACAGTCATGCCCTTGATCCAATATGGGGATGCAGCCGCATACAGGGTGTTGTACTTTTCTTGGGAGATAGCAACTCCGAACTGCTCAAGCCTCCTCTTGTATGACTTCCCGAAGGTTGTTGATGCCTTCATTTTATCATCAGCGGTGGCTAGCACCCCCATGGAGACCACCTTGAGCCTGGCTCTCACATCAGACATCACAGCATTCAAGAGGCCAAATTCAGGGCCAAATGAAACAAGAAGACTTGACGGGCCGGGGGCAGAGGGGGAAAGGAGGATTGACCTGAGCCCCTCCTCGCTGCAGGATGGGTTTCGAACTTTGCACCCGCACCTCTCATCCCAATCCGTGATGACCGACCTGTTTGGGATCTCCAGACTTTCATAGGCCGCACGCCTGGCCTCCATAACACTTTTGAACCCCCCGATGGAGTCGTTGAGGTCATAGATCAGTTCTGCAGCTGACTCCAGTACTTTTGAAGAGCCGTTTGCAGCCGATATGGGGGAGCACAGTTTCTTCTCATGAGCATACTCTGAGACATAGGGTATGGCGGCTGCAAGGAACCTGGAGGGTGTCATCTCATCTTTTCCGATTGAGCTGGTAGCATTCGGGAAAGAGATGGCCATCCTATGGGAAACTCTAGTTCCGTCTTCAATCGGGACTGAGTCTGTATAGACAACTTGTGTGCTCTTGTGCTCCTGTTTCTGTGCCTTCCCCCTCACCCCGATCATATGATAGAGCTTCCTAACCAGGCTCAGGCTCCCAGTGGGTTGAGTCCCGCGGAAAACTTGCTCAGAGACAGAAGCCCAGGAAACTGCCTCACCGCTCATGTTCTCAGGGTCCATGTTACTCAGATCGCTAGTTACACCCTCCCTCAGCCTGCTCTTAGGGGCTCCTTGAAATCCCTGGCTCTCCTCCTGTTCTTCGCCATCTTCCTGCCCTGGGCTTTCTTCTGGTGGAGGGGAAGATGAGCCTTCTTGGGAACTGCCCTGCCCTGGGGATGCTATCTTTCTTAATGCCGCCTGGATGGACTCTGCATGCTTAGCCCGAACCTCCTCTGGGATCTGACTCACAGAGCCGCCTGCCAAGATGAATTGGTAGACGTAAGTGTCCTTCTTGGCCTTGCTGCCCTTTTGGGAGTAGTAAGTCTGGTCCCAGCTACGCAGGTGCGCCCCATGCTGCTGCCCCTGCCGGGCGCCTGTCCCATTCTCCCCTGAACTCATCGCTGTCTTCGGCACCGCCGCTGGCTAAAGCCCAGCTGGTTCTGGATGCAATCAGAGGTGTCAGGTCCCCTACAGAAAATGTTGTGAAGCCTGGCTTCACAACAGTCCAGAGGTTTGAAGACTTATAGAATGTGCTGAGGAAGGATTCTTCCTCCTCTGACTCACTGCAGGCTCTGATGGAAGCTACTCTTGGCCTTGGGACAATCACGTGTGTGATGCTCAGAAGGTCCTTTATATCAGATTCGTGTGAAACGACGCAGTGCGGTGTGCAAGAGCAGCCTGTGTTTCCGGAGTAAAACCCCTCAGTCTGGTGAACCTGAAAGTAGGGTACAAGATCTCGCGGCCCTCCGAGGACCAGTGAGCCTACAAGATGCTGGACGTCAGTGGTGACTTCTGCTCGTGCAAGGACGACTGTTTCCGGGCAAGATAAGCTGTAGGAGCAGAAGGTCACTCCCGCAGGTGTCTCGTGGACCTGCCTTGGGCAGCCAAAGGGCCCTCCCAGCTGAAAGATTGAGTCGTTGCTGGATCTGAAGGCAGGAGGGTAGCTGACAGGGTTGCACTTGCTCAGGCACGCACACGGCTCGTCAAGATTGCCAGGGATGGCCACCTCAATAACCTTGGTTTTTCTGAAGACACGTATTGTCTGGATCCCTACTTCGTATTCTTCTTTTTCTACTTTGTTTGTGACCCTGGTATACATGAGTCGTTCTTAGTGGGAAGTTTACTACT